CATCCAGCAAATGAGTTGAGCAAACAATCTTTAATCATTCTCAAGTGATCATCGCCTTGACTCTTAGCATCAGAGCTAGTTGGATTTGTATCAATTAATTCAGGTACTAAATCAGCAGTCTCTAAAGCCATTACATACCCCCCGAGGTTAATCTTATGCGGCCATTACCGCCAATTAATGCATGATCACTGCTGATTGTTGCAAAGCGCTTGTTCTCTGATTCTGATTTCTGCGCGTTATTGATAGCGCTTTGAAATCTTTGTTCAAATATAGTTGGATCATCACGAGCGAATAAGCAAGCCTCGACTAATGAGCCGAACAGATAAACATCTGGATAATTAGTTAAAATGTCATTAGTTGCTGTGTTCGCTATGTCGTAAGCCGATTGATATCTGAGCGTGTACGTGTAAGCAATATCTGCAGGACGCTCGAACGCTATGTTTGAGCCGTCAATGGTGTAATAATAAGGCTGTCCACTAGAATCATCTGTCACAGGCAATTCTTCAGGCAATCTGTAGCGTATTTCTCTGCGCGGATCATAAGTAGTAAGCCACAACCCCAATACCGCATTAAACCCGGCAGGAATAGAGATATACCTAGATGCGATAGTTGCTGTTAATGTCGCGTCAGTCTCACCAAGTCTTGATTCAAGCAGGTTATTAATACGCACTTCAGCAAGCGTTATAAAATCTGGTATCTGTGTCACGTCACGATGGTGCCAAGACGCAATAGCAGTTTGCAGATTCGTATAATTAGTTATTGGCATGTTTGAATGGTCTGCCGCGTTTTGGTGTTTGTGTAATTTCTAATACTTTGGCATCTTCATTGGTTTCGGTTTCTTCAATGGTTTTGGCTTCTTCAATTTCTACCTCTTTTTTTGCATTAGTAATAATTCCACCTTCTTCAAGTAAGCGCTTAATCTCTCCATCATCGCCACTGAATACAGTCCCGTATACTGGATGTTTAATTCTTGTTGGCATAAACTTCTCCAAGAACCGCCCCGAAGGGCGGAGTTTATTACATTAAGACGTTGCAAAAGGTGTTGCTAGTGTACCTGCACCAACAGTTAAGCCCTCAATAGCCCATTGTGTGGAACTGATTGCCGTAAGCCTGTAACGGCCTCCAACTAGACCACCTTTGGTTGCACCATCTTCTGATATTGCTACGTGCGTAGTACCATTGGCAGCAAACTGATCACCAGCTTCCGCTACCGTTTGAGACGACATAGTTATGCCACCTATCATAAACTCAGTTGTAATAGAGTTTGTGACTACCTTATAAGCATTGCTAGTAACGGATACCGTAGCTAAGAACTCAAATTGCATTCCCTCCGCTGGAGTTGGAAGTGTGTATACAATACCAGCGGCACGATCTAACAAACACAATGCACCAGATTCCTCAGCTAATAGCGTACGTGTAGCACCAACCGATTGAATAATCCCTCGATGCATACCAGGCGCACAGCAGCCAACCGTATTACCGTTACCCAAACGCTCAAGATTTGTAGATAAAGTCATTTTCTAATCTCCTTAGTTAGCCGCGCCGATCATTCTGCAAGCCCATTCAGGCCGCAATGCAGCCGCCCCGGATAAAATGTCAATACGACATAGCAAGCTGTTGTTTTTGATATCGCCATCCATCCATACACGCAGCGACAAGCCATCCATATTCTTACGTACACACTGTTCAGCGCTTCCCATGATTGGCAAATCAGCAGTAACAAACTGGAACGCTTCTTTGTGGTACATGATTGGTTGCACGTAACTGGCTGAGGCTGCGCCAACAAATACGATATCGGCATTATCAGCAGGTGTGCCAGAAACGTTTTGGCGTGGGTCAGTTGTGCTGTAATAGATAGGAGGGCTGAAAGTGATACCAGTGGTTCCTGATACGGCGGTAACAACAAACTGTTTAAGGTGCGAATAAGCAGCTTTTGTTTCAGGATGAACATCATAGACCCCTGTTTCACCAGAACCAGAACCTATTGTGAATACTTGACCAACAGAAGGGGCCGCAGTTAATCCATCAACAGTTATTGAAGTCATGCCATTAGCAATCGTTCCGCCGTTTATTTCGCCTGTTTGGTTTGCATCCGCTCCATTAGTCATAGTCCAACAACGTTCATTCTCGTAGTAATCAGCCATTGAGGTACGTGCGATGAAACCCTCAGTGAATGCGTCCTTGATCTGATTAGCTGGATTAAAGTAAGAAGGTACGCCACCAGTTAAGCTGGCCATAGTCACTGAATCCATCTGTACGCAGCGGTTCGATTTTGGCGCTAATTGCTGATTAAGCTTTGCACGTGCCAGGTTAGGGGTAGTCAGTGCATTGATAGCACTTCCAGCAGTACCAGCGACTTGATAAGTAGCTTTAGCGTAAGTAGTCATTGCGTTGTATTCAAGGATACTTATCAACTGACTCATAGCTGGCTGAATGTAACGCTTACTGAATGCCGAGACCTGCGAAGGATCATCAGTTTTCAAACTCAGATCAACATGGCTAAAATCCATATCCACGTGAGTTAAAGCATCGACTGTTATATTTTGCGTTGCTTCGGTAATGTCTTGTACATCCATAGCGTTACCAGTAGATGTTTTGAACTTAACCGGAGACCGAACACGCAGAGTATCGCCAATCTTTGCTCCTTGTTTTGCAAACGAATCGTCATATTGACGATCCACTGTAGATAGTAATGCTGATTCTTCATGCGCGATAGATAGCGCTTCATTAGCTACCATATCGATAAACTTAAATGTGTTATTTGACACTTTTTTCTCCAGCGCTTCGCAGCGTTAGGTTAAAGGGTAGACTCAGCGCCTCACGGCGTTAGAGTCTCATTTATAGCCGTTTCGCCTCCATTTCGCGTACTGTTCAGGGGACATTGTTGCGGGATTCTTGCCCACGCTAGTAGCCTTTGCTGAAAGATTAGTGACTGGCTTAGCATCTTGTACCGGCTTTGGTTTATTCATTTGTTTTTGGATGATCTGCTGACCTACATACGCGTCATGCAAGAGCTTTGCTACCTTAGGATCTTTTTTGTATTCGCCAATTGATTCTCTCGGGAATCCATATCTATCCGATGCGAAACGCTGCAGTTTGCTATCTAAATCAGGAGACCAATCCTTAATTATTCGCTTGATTTCAGTCTCGCTTTCCTCTGCCAGCTTGGCTTCTTGAAGCTGCCGGTCTTGAGTGGATTTCTGATATTTAGCGTTTAAATTACTAGCTAGTTCGTTGCGTCTAGCTTCGAGCTGTTTATGCTGAGCAGAGAGTTGCTGAAACATTGCCGGATCTTGTTGTGATACAGTCATCCAGTCAACTTGTGCAAACTCAGCCAAGCTTGAATTAACTGCCTCTAGCTGTGCAACTTCTCTTATATTTTCCTGATGAAATTGAGCTTGTGCTTCGAATGCTTTACGCTGCTCAGCTACCGCCTGGGTTTTAACCGTGTAGTCTTTTTGCATATCCTTGACGGCTGATGCAATCTCACGTGGCAGTTTGTAAGCTTTAGAATTAAACTCAATTTCCTCGCTATCGTCTTCTGGCTCAGTTTGGTCTTGCGACTCGTCACCTTCTGATTCTGCGGTTACATCCTGTTCGACTTCTTCCTGTTCTGTTTCTTCAGGTAGACTGGTATCTTCAGGTAATGTTTGTTCTTGATCCATTTATTTCTCCACTATTTCATAAGTCATTTCAAAAATATCCGGTTTGCATGGGTATAACTCACCCTTAACGCCTTTGATTATCCAATCACCTAGGTCACCCCTGTGTGTACCTTCTAGGGTTTTTATAAGCACATAGCTTATTAGGTTAGACTTAAAAGGTGATGAGTTACCCGGATCAATAGAGCAAGTAGTTACTATATTCTTGGTTATTGCTTCACAAAACCAATCTGGCATAGCATCGGTTCCCAATTTAAAAGCTTCTATAACTACTGGTTTTTTTCTAAAAAACATTATTGTGGCATTCCTTGTGGTTGTTGTTGTCCATCTATGTTTTGGTATGGTTGCTGCTGAGATTCTTGCGCCATCATTTGTTGAAACATAGCGGGGTCTTGCTGTTGTCCTGATCCTGGCGTAACATCAGGTGTCTGCAATACCTGCATTAACATCTGCATTATCATAGGTTGTAATTGCTCAGGAGTTATTCCTGTGCTTACTGCCTGGATTCTCTTTGTTTCAGAGTCATAAGCCTGTATCTTGATCTTTTCAGCCTCCAGAGACTTATCGGTTTTAGTCTGCTCAAGTTCGCCGCGCAATTGCTGCACGGTCTGCACAGCCTCTTGCTGCATCTGCTGCATTTGCTGTTGCAATTGCATTACTTCTGGACTACCTTCCTGCAATTGTGGCGGCAATGAAGCCTTTAAACGTTTGGCTAATTCTTCTGCACCAGGCCAATCAAAATTCTTAACAAGAAGATCACCAGCTATTTGCATAAGGGGAGGATAAGCCCGAGCCATTTCAGTCATCTGTGTGGCAGCTTCTTCGCGCTTGGTTGTGTAACTTGGCCCGGCATCAACTGCAACATCATACTTGCCGACTGATAGATCATAAACGCGAGAGAGGTTTAATCCTTCTTCTTGAGGTTCTCCTTCACCTTGTTGTTCTGGTTGCTCTGGTTGCTGTCCTACTCTCACATTTTGTGGTTTCTTACCATCTTCACCCAGAACTCGGATAACACGGTTACCAGTATAAACGTGCGGCACAAGATCAATAATAATCCGGCCAACTTGACGTATTGCGCGAGACATGTTGTCGATAAAGTGGAACGTGCTTACGTCACCTTCACGCTGTCTTGCGAGTATCGCCCTGCCTGATGTTTCATTGCTCTGCGCCCCGAGGCTTGCATCGTATTGCCCCATAGTTGCTTTGATATCATCAGAACTATTCAATGCCTCTTGTGTGGCGCCCGGAGGAACGCCAGCAAACGGCTGCTTCTCAGGAGCCTTGCCGCCTTTCTTGTATTCTAGGTATGCGTATTTAACGCGGTTTGAATTTGCCCACTTCTGAGGATCTGTGAATGATCCTTCTTCTCCGATGTAAGGGGTCTTAGATGAATCACTAACAGATTCAGTTGAGGCCGTGCGCCAGAAGTTATATGTTCTCTGTGCATCTATTGAGTTATGAACAGCGCTTCTAAAGTAGCGCTTACCTTCTATCACTATTTCTTCGCCGTATACCGGCACAATAGGAATGTAACGTCCGGCCCATTCATTCTTTTCTAGGGTTTCAACACCGGATAAAATGTATTGCGTGACTTTGTAACTCTTTACGGTGCGCTCATTGGTCTTGGTTATACCAACCATTTCATAGATTTCAGGAGCTATTTCATAGTCTTCCTGACCAACAATAGAGCCATCTGATAATTGATAAATAACCCGCTCTACTTCATTGCGTACCCAATACTCAGCAATCCAAACGCCATCCTCATTGACCGCATCAAATGAACAATCTTTGTAATCTGTAGTCCAGTCTGTTTTCTTAGCTTTGGGGTACTTGGCTGTAAATTGGTCTTTTGGTATGCGGTCAGTAACAAAACAGTAGTTCCAGTCTGATCCGTCAGCGCTTGTGCTGTTGTGATCCGGGAACACTGAAAACTGGTTGATGATCCGATCAATAGATATATCTTTATCAAACGTATCATCATGCGCGAAGTCGATATTAACGCGGATGTAACCAAAGCCGCCAGAAACAGATTGATTAATTGCCGTGTCGTAGGCAATATCCGCATTACTGGATTGTTCTATGTTACGGATTAAGCCAGACAGAACTTCCGCCGTTTCCGGGTCTGCATCGTCGTCTACAGGTCTTACACGGATTGAAGGTTTATTCTGACGCGCATCATTGACAATTTGCCGAATGTGCGGAGAAAGTTTATTGAAAGTAAGATAAGGCCTGCCATCTTCTTTGCGAGCGGATATATCTCTTTCATCCCACTGCTCACCTAGCACAGCAAAGCGGATATCATTAAGCGCAGTTTCTTTATTGTGACGGTCTGACTCGTCAGCGGTTTTGTATAGCTCTACTGCTTCTGTTACTATTTTATCCACCGGCGCTCCAAAGCTTTAGGTTATTGTTACAATGTCTTATACAGTAATTTTATATAAGTGTCAACTCATCCAACCGCCACCAACAAAAACTCTTTTTTCTGTGTTTTTTGCAGTTTCGAATAGATCTTCGACTGCTATACATA